TACTACCCGCCAGCTGGGTCGACGTATCGAGAGCTCGTTGTCGACCAAGGTTTTCCGGGGCCTGGGCATCATTGGAAGATGTATCAGCGGCTCAAGGAGCGGTGTCTTCGCCAGGCCCGTGCTCAGATTGTCTCGAACCCGCGAAAAGAACGGGTCGTCTTCCTTGCCGGCCGTCGTCGAACCGAGTCGGCCCGTCGAGCCAACGTCCCGGAGCTGAATCGAGAAGGATCAGTCGTTTGGGTCTCGCCGCTCGTTAACTGGACGAAGACTGACCTCTACACCTACCGTGACTGGGCGGGCGATGTACCGCGTAACCGAGTATCGGATCTGATTCATATGTCCGGCGAGTGCCTCTGTGGGGCCTTTGCGCACAAGGATGAACTGGCCGAGGTCGAGATGTTCTTCCCGGACGTTGCTGCTCAAATCCGGGAACTCGAAGTCGAGGTCGCTGCCGCCGGACATCCGGCGAAGATCTGCAAGTGGGGCTGGGGAGCGACGGAGAAGCTGACGCCCGAAGACATGAAGTCAGGCCCGCTTTGCTCGAGTTGCGAGTACCGACAAGAAGTCACGGAAAGCGAAGCTCCACGCCAGAAGTTCCCCATATACAACGTTGCGCGTTTTTACGATTGGGACATACCCCCCTTTGACGGTAACCAACAGTAAAAGTCCGGGCAACAGAAAGGCCCACGGCCGGCGGATTTCTCCGTCTTCCGTGGGCCTCGCCGCGTTGTGTTGGTTATGGCTCGGGCCTATTGACCCGACCTGACGATGTTTCCACACCGCCGCCATCGGTGTCAAACCGGATTGAAAAGTCCCGGCATGATCGTCGACCACGGGTGGAAGGTATCGGACTGAATGTCCCGTTTGTCGTTCTCCCACATGTTGCCCGTCTCCACGACTCGGGTGACGAGAAGGCCCTCAGTCGTCATGACATAGGCGTACGAGGCGTATGAGTACCAACCGCAGTCGTGGGTATACCACGAGTTCTCGTCGGTTAGATCCTCGTCTTCGTGAAACGTTCCGTAGCCCTTGACTGAGTTAGGAGCGTCGTCTTCGTAGAACGGGTCAATGAACGACCACGACTGATGATCGGCCGTCAGGGTCTTGACGACCTTGTCGTAGCCGTCTCGCTCGACCAGGATGGCAAGAACGCCGACCATCCGTTCGGGATAGTTATCCCAATGGGAGTAGCTTCCACGCCACCCCTCGGCGATTGTGTCGTTGTTGGCGACTGCGATGATCCCTCTAGTTGCCATAATCAGTTACCTGCTTCGGCGAGAGTGACGGCCTGACGACTTGCGAGCATTACCTCGCAGTTGGAGATCAGTTCACTTGGTGAACCGCCGATCTCACGACAGATGGCTTCAATCCTGTCGGTCGCCGCAAAGCCTTGGGCCTTGTTGTATTCGCCGGCGAGTAGAAACAAACCTAGTTCTACCGCTTCCTTGCTGAGTTGTTCAATCTTGTTCATGGTGACCTCCTTGGTCGGTGTTGGTTGTGTCGAATCCCCGAGTGATCAGTTCCCGTTAGCAGACGAGATACTCGGTCTTGCTGAGGAGATCCTGAGCGAGGATGTAGCCCTCGTTGAGTGCGTTCCAGAGGAGCTGCTTCGTCTCCTTGGGCGTTTCCTTGGGAAGACCCTCAACGGCGTCGTAAGCCTCTCTCATGAGCGCCCACATCGCCTCGGCGTGTTCCCTGTCTTTCATCGTGTAGTTGATTTCCATAGTGACCTCCTTGGTCGTTATTCCTTGACAAAAAGAATCGTACTCCCATTGACGATGGTTGTCAACCCCAAATGTCAAATAATCCCGATTATTTTTTCCGGGATTTCTTTGGGGAAATGTTTGACTTTGTCACACCCTTTTGGTACGATGATTTTTGTCAAGGAGATACCGAGACAATGACCAAGGAGGTCGCCATGGGAACAAAGCACATGACAGACAAAATGCAAGAAGCTTGGGACAACGTTGAGGAAGCGGTTGAAGACGCTCACCTGGTGGCCTTCGATGGCTGTCACAAGATCTACCTGGCCATGGATGAGGTTGAAGCCAAGTGGTTCGCTGAGAACTACAACGGCACCAACTGCGACGACCGAACATTCCGCGGCACTCCCGAGGAAATGCTCGCCATGGTTGAAGAGTGGTACAACGAGTCTTGCGCATTGAAGTTCGTACAAGCCGTCAGCCACAACGAGGAGAACCCAAACGCAGGGTATATCAGCCTCGTTGATCAAGGTCTTGAAGACGAGAACGATCCTTGCGAAGACTGCGGTTACTCAGACTGCTCAGGCGGATGCGACGACGACGATGAAGCCGAAGAAGACGACGACGACGAGTGAAAGGTGCGCACACTCTGCGGGCCAACGATCGTTCTACAACTACAACAACGACCAAGGAGGTCACCTATGAATGAAAACGAAGCAATAGACAAGATCATGTCCACGGCACTCACGATGAGCGAGGTCATCGCTCTGTGGGCCGGAGCAGACGACGAAGAGATCGCCGAGTTCGACCTCGGCGACAAAGCCAAGAACCGACTCGCCATCAAGGCGGCCCACAAGGTCCGAGACTCAGTCATCAAGGGCAACTACGACGACTTCATGTTCGGCATCACCTCGCTCTGCTACGCCGGAGTATTCGGCGACGGCAGAGACAAGTGGAAGCTTCTCCCCATGGCTGCCGAGATGTCGTGGCGCATGGCCCGAGACTCATTCAAGGAAGAACTCGCCGATGTGGTTGAACGACTCATTGACGAGGTTCAGTCATGAAGTGCTCGTGCGGCGAGGACGTCGAACTCAGGCCCACCGGAACCGTCGGTTTCTCCCACTACAAGAAGGTCGCCAGGGGTGACACGATCCTGGAGTGGGTTCTGACATCAACGCCAGAGGGAGCGGTCAATGACCCTCAGTACAGTTATTGCTCTGGCACCAAGCTTCGACACAATGTGCGCGGGGTGATGGCCGAGTACCGCCGACGCGGGGTCGTGGTCTTCCGGCAGAGGCGTGGCCACTAGCGCCTGAAGCGCCAGTCACGCATGGGTCTACCCGACAGCAATGACAGGAACATTCAAGATAACGATGCAGCCGAATACCCATAGGGACGTAGCCAAGATAACCAATGGGGCCAGTAGTTCTTTGCGCTTCACGACCGATGCGATACCGAGCATAAACAAGGAAACAGCGAGCAAGGCCGTGAGCAACTGAAGCCTGTCGCTATGTCCACTTTCGTTCTCGGATACTACGAGTGACTCGGATGCTCTTTCCCAAACTTCTGCTTGCGGGACGTACAACTCATCCATATAGGGAGTGCAATCAGGGAGGTAACTCTGAGGTTGTGCAATCAAGCAGTCGTGTGCGTATACGGAGAACTCGTATGAACCATTGGCGGTTTGGAGATCATTATAGATATCGTCAGTACTGACGCCGTCGATTAGGAGTCGTACTTGTTTGTCCTTCCAAACCGTCAAGTCAGCCCTGTATTTGACTTCAGATGTGATCCACATATTGTTGGACTCGTTGAGATCTAGTTGATAAACCGAGTACGCCTCGTCGGCGGCCCCGCTGTGGAGCGAAGACTGAACTCCGGCCCAGGCCGTCGTCACCGAGATAATGCCAAGCATTGAAACGATATAGATCTCGTGAGTCAATAACTTGAGCACTTTGTTCATCAGCTGGCCTCTCGATATGCGCGAGTGTGTTTTAGCGCCTGAAATGCCAGTCACGCTCGTACTTGAGCGGCGAGTACTCACCCTCCGGCGAACTGAGATACTTCAACCATTCCCGGATCGCCTCTTCGGCGACCCAACAGCCATTCCACGTGAAGCAGTACTCAACGAAGCGTCTTGAAAACTCGACCCACTCCCGGCATCGGGGCCGCAGCAGGAAAGCTCCGGTGCAGTACCAGTCGATTTCCCGCTCAAATAGTTCTTCTTGGTCTTCATAGTTCATGTCAGTCACGCTACTCATAAGTGATCCTGCGTGACCGTTTGTCAGAGAAACCTCACACCGGATACAAAAAAGAGGCGGCCCATTTCGGGTCGCCTCTTTTCTTTCGTCGATCCGGGGATCGTTATGCGGTCTTCAACCACCGGGCTGTCGCCTCGCCGGCGAGTTCTTGCATCTTCACCACGTAGTCGTCTTCCCACTCGTAACGCTTCTCGTCGTCTTCACCATCGACCTCCCAATCAAACTTGGGTATCTCGGTCTCGGCGTCTTCCAGTGTCTTGCCGTCCTTGTGGATGGTGAAACCGGCAAAGGCGTGAGACTCTTCGGTGATCGTGGTGACGAAGAGAAGGTCGGGGAACAGGGCCGAGATGTGCCGCACGAGTTCCGATGACGGACCCCAGGCTGACTGATACTCAATGCTCGTCTCCCACTCGTCGTGGTTGATCACGTTGGTCTCGTAGTCGCCCCACTTCGTCCCCCACTCGGCGTGTGCCCATGAGTACCAATCACCGTGCCCGTACTTGAGAAGGAGCGATGCGTGCCTCTCGGCGCGTGTCTTGGCTAGTTCCTCGTCGAGAGTAAAACCGACAAAGGTGCCGGAGAGTTCTTCCGGCATCGGGTGTAGAACTTTGAGCGATGGATATCCCTCGTCAACGGCGAGTGAGATGAATCTGTCTCGGGACTCTCGCGGCCCGTGTATCGCAGTCTGTTGTAGGCAGTGGTTTGGCATGGCTAGACCTCCTTGGTCGTTTGTGTGGTGTCTGTGTCGTCGTATGGTGCGCCCATGGCTTTCTCATACTCTGAGTTGCCATCTTCGTCGTACAGGATCCCTGTGCCGTCCTCGTCGTCCAATGCGTCGATTCCGCAGTTCGGGCAGTACGCCTCATACTCGTGGTCGCAGGGGACTACTTCGCTTTCGGTCTGTGTCTTCATAGGTGACCTCCTTGGTCGGTGTTGGTTATATCTTGCTAGATGAGTGTGACGACCCCGTCAGATGACGGTGACCTCTCCCTTGGACATCTGATCGGTGATGTAGTCAATGTCTTCCTCGGAGATGTCTCCCCACGAGGCGATCTCGTCCAATGAGTCAATGATTGAGTCAAAGTCCACCGAGATGACGAGTTTGCCGTCTTCTCCGGTTTCAATCGTGAAACTGCAACCACCACTCGCCGACACTTCTCTGACACTTGCTTTTGCTGATGCTTCCATAGTGACCTCCTTGGTCATATCTTCTTGACATAAAGTATCGTATACCTTGGGTGTGTCAAAGTCAATCATTGGAGCAAGAAATATCCGGATATTTTTTTTCCCGGGAAATACCCCGAATGACTTGACTTCATCACACCCCTGTGTCATGATGAATGTGTCAAGGAAATACCTTGACAGACCAAGGAGGTCAAGCCATGAGAAACACAATCACCATCACATTTGATTCAGACCGAGAACTCACCGATGACGAAGTCGCCGCCCTAATGAACGCGGTCGCCGTTCAGGTTGAAGAGCCGCAGGTTGAGAACGAAGACCCCACGAACATGTCAAGCCACGTCGATGCCACCTACGGAACGAAGTTGCTCAAGATTGACCACTGGTCAAGTGAGACCCCCTGGACTGTCACCACATCGCTTCATGGTGAGTGACTTGACCTGACCGGCGGGTTAGTCGCCGACCATCCCCATCAGGAGGTCGGCGACGACGGAGCCGGAACGACCCGAGTCCTCGCCGCCGTCGGTCGCTGACTTGACGACGCTCCTTTTCGACTCGACGAGTTCGTGGACGCGCTCGTCGATGGTGCCGGAGGCGAGGACGTGCCACGCCGTGACTGATCCTTCCTGGCCCATCCGGTGACACCGAGCGACGACCTGATCGACATCTGCGGGCGTCCAGGGCTCTTCGACGAAGATGACGTCCTGCGACGCTGTCAGAGTGTGGCCGGTCGATGCTGCCATGATCGACAACACGATCACTGGGGCCTTCTCGACCGAGAGCTCCTGGAAGTCACGCTTGGCTGACTCGACTTCTTCCGGCGACATCTGGCCCTGAATCTTCAAGCCGCCGAAACGTTCGGCCAGCTCGTCGACGATGTCCCGGTGGTGGGCCGCAAGGACGACCTTTCGACCGGACTCGACCATCTCTTCGACCATTTCCTCGATTGCCGGGATCTTCGCCTTCGCCGCCAAACGTCTCAACGCGCTGACCCGGACAAGATGCTCGTTCGCCTCAGCAGCGAACCGCGCCCGTACTGCTGCGTGACCTGCGGGTTTGCCGAGCTCTCGAGCTATCTCAGCAGCTCGATTAGCGGCGTACTCGACGATGTCTTCTTCGGCCTTCCGGTAGTCGAGCATCACCTTCGAGTCCGGCGGAACGAGCCGCACCGCTGTTTCGACCGGGGCCAGCTCCGGCATCACGTCGTTTTTCGTTCTTCTGACGTAACAAATCGACCGCAGCTTCTCGTTCAGCTCCGGGAGATTGGCGGCCCCGTCGAGATGCCATTGCCCCCAACGGTCACGGAAGGCGTTGCAGTAACGCTTGTAGAAGGCCCACCGGCCACCGAAGTCGTCGATGCGGCCCAATATCTCGAGCTGCGAAGCGTATTCAGCTGGCTTGTTCGTGATTGGAGTCCCGGTCAGGCAGAGAACCAGGCCCGGAGCTCGACGTGCGACCTTGATCGCAGCCTTCGTTCGAGCAGCGTCGTAGTTCTTCGCTGCGTGACTCTCGTCGAAGATGTAGCTGGGGAAGCCGGAGAGCAGCTCGGCGTGGGAGCTGAGGTTGGGCCACCCGACAATCACGAGGTCGATTCCGTCGAGTGATCCCGGGTCTTTCCGGCCTTGGATCACCTTCCACGTCTTACCCGGAAGCCATTTGTCGAGTTCTCGGCCCCAGTTGAGTACAAGCGTTGCCGGACAGACCACGACCGCTGGCCACGAAGTCACGCCCTGCTGCGCTGCCGCTTCAAGGGCCACGAGCGATTGGATCGTCTTCCCGGTTCCCATGTCGTCAGCGAGGAACGCTCGCCGGGCTTCGACGACGTACTTGATGCCGGCCCGCTGGAAGTTCTTCAGCTGGCCGCCGATGCCGGGGACTTCAATGTCAGCATCAAGCGCTCTTGAAGCGTCAATCGACTCCTTCTGCCGGCGTGATGCTGCATCAGCGAGCTCTTCGACAGCTGGCTCAGCGTCGAAACCAAAACGTGCGCACAAATCTCGAACATGAGTCACGGCCGATAGCGGGGCCGAGAAGACACGGGCCTTCTTATCCCACGTCACCCCCGGAGTTTTTCGAGCAGCTTCAGCTATCAGCTGGTCGTACCCGAACTCAATCAGCAGCTTCTTCCCGGAAATGCGCAGCCTTTTCTTCCCCGCCGTGACTCCGCCGGCCAGCGGGATCGGCAAGTTGAAAGTCATGACTTCCGGGGACACCCAGAATGAGCAGTCACGGGCGAAGGCCCGCGCTTCGGCCAGGCTCTCCATCGGAAGCCGCCAGACCCGTGCGATCTTGTCCCAGCGAGCTCCGTGCATGGCCTTCACTGTGGCCACTTGGTCAGCGTCGTAGGGGAAGTCCAGGACGAGGTGATCGTCGGCCAGGATCAACTGACTGCCCCCCGACTGTACGATCCTCGCCACGGGCCAATCGTAACGCCCGTACCGCGCAGGCGTCAAACCGACGTGAACCGCCGGCCCGGCCGACTACTCGGCGCAAGCCTCGCAGCCGAAGCCTTCGGGATCGGTCACCTTGTCGGCATCGTCTACCAAGTAGATCGTTGCACAGTCAAGGCATCGGACACATTCGCAATAGTCCACGGGCGCTTCGCATACTTCGCACATCTCGGTGTTGGTTTTGTCCATGTCGGACCTCCTTGGCCATATCAAGGCGTTTCCTTGACATATTCATCATGCCGCAGGGGTGTGACAGGGTCAAGTCATGCGGTCGAAAAATATCTAGAAGATTCCCCGCTTTAATGTTTGACTTTGACACACCCAATGTGTAGAGTGGTTTGTGTCAAGGAAATAGAAGCCACAAGGAGGCCCACTATGAGCATAGAAACCACCACCATCAACCCATGGAGCAACCGAGACGATGAGGTCGCCCGTTGGCACTTCACCGATGAGGACGCCAAGGCCGTTCTACAGGAATGGATCGCACCCGCCACCGTCTCAGTACGCACCTTTGAGGGTCGTGGCTCAGAGGGCGATCTAGTGGCCATTGACTTCGGATATGTCGTCATCAACGAGGGCGATCAGATGCGTCGCCTTGAACTCCGCACGGTGAGTCATGTGTGGATCGCCACCGACGAGGAACTCCCCACCGACGTCCTGGCCTGGATCAAGACCACGGTGGCCTTCAACGAGACCGACGAGGACGCCGACGACTTGTTCTCGGTGTGGGTTGAGGGTTGTAGTCATGACGGCTATCTCAGCAAGACGAAAGCATTTGCACTTGCTCAGGAGTTTGCGGCAGAGGGATACAAAAATGTCGAAGTTCGCAACGAGACCACCTTCACTATCTCCTGAACTTGACACGGCACGCCGTTAGGCGTCAGACTGATCTAGTCAATGAATACCAACGACCAAGGAGGTCACCTATGAATGATTACAAACCGATAACTAACAACGACCGCGCAGATCGTGCCGGACGGTTGATTACGGCCTACGAGCCCGGATCTGCCGATCTTTCGGACGAGTCAGTCGTGGGCGATCTGATCGCCGACATCATGCACTTCTGCGACAAGTGGGCACTGGACTTTGAGACGGCGCTTGCGTCGGCCCACAACCATCACGACGAAGAGGTGAACGATGAAGCCTTTAAGTGAGTACGAAGTGAACTGGACGATGCTCTACGACGCCGAGAGTGCCGAGGACGCCGTCAGGCAGGCCCTCGCTCACTTTGCCGAGATCGCAGCTGATCCCTCGCAAGGCCCGAACATCTTCGTCGTCAGTGCGCCGGCGAGCGTCCGTTACATCTTTGCGGACGCAGCATTAGTCGAAAATACAGAAACCGAATAAACAACAACAACGACCAAGGAGGTCATTATGTGGATAGCAACTCAAGACGGATATTTCAGTGCGGTACAACACCGCGACAAGCCCGACACGCTCATGGTGCGCGCACGGGACTCTAAAGACCTACAACACATCAGAGATTGGGGCTACGACACGGGCCGGATCATTGCGATGACCAATGCCGACTATCCGTATCGCATCATCATCAAGAAGGACGAATGGGCGCGGTATCTCGTTAATGCCACCACCGCCATTGACTACGTCAACTTCAAGAGCCGTATCCACGAGGTCGACCGACCCCGTGGGGACATCTACCTCAAGGTGTGGCGCGAGCTTCTTCATATTGAGGACGACGATTGGGATCGTGAACTCGTTGCAGTCGTTGCGGCTGACGAGGACGCTCGGTGAAGCCGGCATCTCACACCTTCTACGTCGCCGTCAGCGTCCACACGGACGAGGCCGGCGATGTTGTTGGTTTCGACCAAGAGTGGGGCGGGTCGTATTCCGACTCCATAACCGACGATGGCGATCAGGTTGATGTGGCCGACGACAATGTTCAGGCGGCCATGGCCTTCGTTGAGACCCTGGGAGTCATAGAGCAATGAGCGACAGCCGCTGGCCGTCACGCCACGAGGCCGACATTTGGGACGAGCTCGTCTTGGCCATTTCTCGACTTGACGACGTCATCAGCCAGTCTTCCGGGTTCCGGGGCCGTCGAAAGGCCAGGCGGCAACGCCGTGACTGGCCAGAGTTCTGGGATGCGGTCGACGAACTGACGTCGCTGCTGACCCGGAAGCAGCCCTCGGCCTTAGAAAAGAATGGCCCTCGAACCTAGAAAAGCTTCGGAGTGTCAGTCACGGACTTCAACGAGCCGGCCTCGGCACACGCCCAGTGGGCATACGCAAGCGGTGGGCCTGGATTCCGAGCTGCGGTCGACCCATTCTTCATCCAGCACGTCACACGTTTGGCGGAGCCGGAAGCTGATGGATCAAGACCCTCGCCGCAGAACTCGCACCTATACGGGGAGTCACGGAAAAGGGCCACGGATCGAATATACGACCCGTGGCCCTTTCTCGTCAACCTATTCGGCCGGCTAGTCCCGTCGCCCTAATCCGGAGATCCAGGAGACTGTCGGCCACCTCAGAAGCCGCAACGACCTGATGGCCCGCGGTGGCGGCAAGTAGCTCGTCAATGCCGGCCACGAGTTGGGCCACGGCGAGGCGGAGTTCGTCCTCTGCTTCGTCCATCACCTGAGCGATCTCTGTGGCGTTCACTAACTCACGACCAATGCGGTCAGATCAACGTTGGCCTCGATGCGATGGTTCGTCCTAATGCGATCAACAATGTCAATCGGCATCGGGAGCGATCGGAGTTCTTTGATCTTGTCCACGATCACCGATGTTAGTTGGTCGCCGATCAGGAGACCAAGAAATGCGTCCCATCCGTCGTTGTTACTTATGTCAATGACCGACAGACCGTCGAAGATCAGTCCGGTCCGATTATGAGACGGCCCGTACTTCAACATCTCAACGATCATGTTGTCGCCGACCGGTTCGCGCACCGAGCGTTCTGCGCGGTCTTCATCGGAGCCGACGATGTCAGTCCAGACCATCGCTGTGTCGGACGTGGGTCGGTAAGAGAACGTGAGTCTTACATTGTGCGCGTTCATCTCAACCCACCTGCATGAGTTCGTTGCAACGGCCACAGTAGTAAGCATCGCCGAGGAGTGAGTCCTCGTCGTACTCGTGATCCCATTCTTCGATGGGGTGTGGGCAACCGCCTGCGGCGATGCGGTCGGCTTCGGCCTTCACATCTGCTTCGTGCATGGCCTTCGCCTCGGCGACAGTCAGACGACGAAACTCGCCGTTGATCATTGCCGACATATTTGACATTCCTTCTTGTTTGGTTTCCATATTGACCTCCTTGGTCATTCGTTGTTGAGAGTAGAACGATCAGTAGTGCGCAAGGTGTGCGCACCCCGTCATGCGACGGTGGTGACTTCCATCCAGCCCGGTCCGTTGCCTTCAGGGTCGGCCATCAAGATCGCCGCCGTGCCATCGGTGAACACGATGACGGTGGTCTCGTCCTCATCGCAGTACCAACCGAAGTCTTCTTCGATTTGGCCTTTGTCCAAGTAAGCGACGTGCTTAATGGTTTTGCCGACGAGTCCGGCGAAGTAGTGCTTCTGCGCTGTTTTGCTCATGGTGACCTCCTTGGTCTGTCTCGGTGTTTCCTTGACAAACACATCATGACACATGGGTATGACATAGTCAAGTCAATCGGCCAAAAAGATTTCTGAAAATAATCCTTGACAGGCGCACACTTCTGAGTCATAGTATCGTTATCATCTTGACAGGAAGTGAGTCGGAACAACTCTGACACACCCCCCTGGCACTATGAGTAAGTAACCCAAACGACCAAGGAGGTCAACCATGAAAACAACCCATGAAACCCAAATACAGTCAGTATCCACCGAGCTCGCCAAGTATGCGACCCAAGCTCTCGTCCTCGCTCGCATCGCCGAGAAGGATGCCAAGGCCGCCGCAAAGCGCGCCCAGGACGATGCCATTGAAGCCTTCAAGGCCGCCGGCATCGTCAAGGTTGAACTTGCCGACGAGACCCAAGTGACTCTCGTTGAGTCAGACGGCCGATTGAGCGTCGACGCAGAAGTCCTCGCCGAACTCGTGCCGAGCAAGGTGTACGACAACCTCACCAAGAAGTCCGTTGATCTTGACGCCTTCAAGGGTGCTGTTGAGTCGGGCTACATCTCGCAGGACATCGCAGACAAGGCCTCAAGCCTCGTCCCGGTCGCCGCGAGCATCAAGGTGACACCGAAGCCCAAAAAGCCCTCGGTCAAGAAATAAGCGGTTTCGGGGTCGGAGTGCGCACACTTCGACCCCGACCGATCGTTCTATAAATATCGGGAATAAAGACTTGACAGTCTCACACCCGTGTGTCATACTGAGTTAGTCAAGTAAACAACGCCAAGGAGGCAACTATGGGATTAGACCAAACACTTACAGTAACCAAGTATCAGAGCATCGCCCGATGGAACAAGGACGACGAGAACAACGCGGCCCGAAGCATCATTAGCTTCGCCGGAGCCGACGAGTTCATCACCCCGGATCCGAACGGCTACACCATGACCGAAGTCAAGATCAGTGTCGCTCAGTGGCGCAAGGCCAATCAAATACACGGTTGGTTCGTTCAGAACATTCAGAACGGCGACGACGACTGCCGCGAGTACTACGTTGAACGTACGCAACTCGCAGAACTTGCGTCGCTCTGTCAGTCCGCATTAGACAACCGCGACAACGCCGGCGAGATCTTGCCACCCGTCGATGGTTTCTTCTTCGGTTCGGGCAACTTTGATGAGTGGTACTACGAGCAACTCTCGTGGACTGCCGAGACCATCACCCGTCTCCTCAACACCGTCCCTGAGGACTGGAGTTTCTCCTACTCGTCATCTTGGTGACGATCGTCAGGTCGGCCCGTGCATCGGGCTTGGGCCGACTTGACAACCATCTAGTTATCACATACCATTGACATAAACAACGACCAAGGAGGTCAGCTATGAAAACATCAGAACTACCCAAGTGCTGGAAGTACGCACAAGACGCATTGGAGTCGGGCATCGACCGTCTCCTACTTTTCGGGCCACCAGGAACCGGCAAAACATTCGCCGGCCTGACATTCGGCAATGTCCGCAACGGAGCATGGAAGGTCAACTGCACGGAGGATATGACATCCGCCGACGTGACCGGACACTGGCTCCCCACCGGCGACGGTGTGTGGGCTTGGCGCGACGGCGGTGCGACCAATGCACTCCGCAACGGTGGCCGGCTCATCCTGGACGAAGTTGACAAGGCATCAGGCGATGTCCTTGCGACCCTCCTCGCCGTCACCGACAGTGACGACTCAATCGCCCTTGACCACCCCGGTCTGAACGGCAACGTTGTCGCATCGGCGGGGTACAGCGTCGTCTGTACGACCAATGCCGAGGACATGGACGAACTGCCCGAAGCCCTCGTGGATCGCTTCCCCGTCCGTATCAGGATCAACGAACCTCACCCCGACGCTCTCCTGCGTCTGTCGCCAAACTTACGCGACTACGCACGGCGTGCCGCCGACCTCGGTGAACGTCGTATCTCACTCCGTCAGTTCATGGCTTTCGACAAGTTGACCAAGTCGCTCGGCGATCAGGTCTATGCGGCCGAGATGGTATTCGGCGAGAAACTTGCTCAGGCCGTACTTGATGCGATCGCCATTGACACGGTGATCAAGTGAGTACGCCGACCATAGTCATGCCCGACCTGTTGGGCCGCGATGATGCGGAACACGGGTCGTGGGATGTCAATGAGGTCTCACTCGCTCCCGGTCAGTCGTGGACGAATGTCACCGAACGCAAGATACAAGTGCCGAAGGGCGACAATGCCCTGGAGCGTTGTATTCGTGCGCACGAGATGATGCACGCCAAGGTCTCGCCCGTTGCCGAGGACACGAGAGTGTGGCTCGCCAGGGGTCGCGCACCAATGGCCGCCTTCGTCGCTGCTGAGGAGTTCCGCGTGAACACCCTCTGCAAGCGCGCAGGCTTCGACATGGCCAGTGTCGCCGATGGTACAGAGAAGCCCGGCGGTGAGTATCTCGCCGAGAACGATCGGTGGGCCGATGCGGTCTACGCCGCGGTCGCCTCCGGTAACACAGGACGCATCACGGAGTTCCTTAAGGGCGTACGTAAGCACAAGCCTGAATGGGCCAAGACACTCCGTACCCTCAACGACAATCTGGTCAAGTGGATCAACAACGTCCCCTCGGTCAAGCTTGCCGACACATCGGTGCATGAACTCGCAGGAGTCGCCCCTTGGGGATACTCGTATACCGAGGCCATCGCCGTCATGATCGAACAGATCGCCAACCCACCCGCACCGCCGGCCGACGATCCTCACGAGGACGACACCGAGGAGCAGGATGCCGGCGAGGCTCAGGCATCGCCCAAGAAACCTGAACCACCAAAGGCTGAGGAGATCAAGGGCATGAAGCCCTCCGATGCCGGGGCGTGGTGGGATGACCTCCGTGTCGCCCGTCTGCCGTTGACCAAGCCAGCACCAGGCGGTCTCGGTCGCAAACGAAAGGCATCCAACATCGGCACATCGCCAAGGCGGATGTCTCGGATGCTGACCGACCCTGATCGCAAGGTATTCGACACCACCAGGAAAACTGTCGGTGGCGTTGTGCTCATTGACGGTTCGGCATCCATGCAGTTCTCTCAGGAGGACATCAAGTCAATCCTTGAGTCCGCACCCGGCTGTACCGTCGCCGTGTATTGCTCCAACAGCAACGACAGAGTCAGGCCAAACCTGCTCGTCATCGCCGACAAGGGCAAGATGGTCGCCGAGATGCCCGAACGAGTTCAGGGCAACGGCGTCGATGGTCCTGCCGCGCGTTGGGCCATTGAACAACGTCAGAGTCGCAAGGCTCCTGTCGTTTGGATCACCGATGGTCTCGTCCACGGGCCGAGCCAACGGTACAAGGACTCACAGGGCATTGAATGTGCCAAGCTCGCAATCACCAACGGCATCATTATGCGACCGAATGTTGAGTCAGCGATCACGATGCTCAAGGAACTGCGCAAGGGCAGGAAGCCAAAACGTTGGTATCCGCCGGTGTGGCGACGTTCGTGGGCTAGTGCCTATGGCAAGGAGTTGCGCACGGTGACTCTCCCCGGGGAACGCGACAAGCATTACCGCTGAAAGATCTCGCAGCCCTATCTGCGGGATGAGCCGGTCTTGACCAATGGTCGAGGCCGGCTCTCTTGCTATTTCTTGGCCCGCTGTTGGTCGGCCACATACCTCGAGCCGGCGATAAGGAACAACACCGGGGGCATCAGGCACCAGGCAATGCCGGAGGCCTGGTCGTAACCGAGCGTGTGGGCCGTGAAGCCAACGGAGTGCAGGATGCCCACGACGATCATCAAGGCCCACGAACACCACGAGATGAATAGAGCGAGAGTCACGGCAGGCATCAGCGCGATACCTTCCGGTTCTTCGCTGCCGACATGGCGGCCCTAACCTTCTCGACGTTCAGCTTTGCGCGCTGCTTCCGGCGCTTCTCGAGGTGGGCCTCGTGCCTCGACTCTTCCGGGGCATCCGGCGCAATCTGATGTACGCGCTGCCTCGACATCTCGAACTTGTCAGCGATCTCGGCGAGAGTCACGCCCTGAGCGCGCATCCTGCGGATCTCTTCGTTCCGTGACTCCTTGCCCTTCGGCCCCGGCAGAAGCCTGTCCCATGTCCATCCGGGGATGCGTGACAGCTCGCGGATGCGGCGTTCGTCGAGTAGGCCCTTCCGGTAGCGGGATCGAGCGTATGCCACAAACGTCCCGACGTTGGCCGTCCGGCCGTCACGCAGGCGGATCGTTGACCCCGCCGGAGCCATCGGGCTTCCGTTCTTGTCGGCCCAAGCTTTGATGCCTTCGACGTTGGTTGCCCATCGGGCGTCGTAATGGTGGCTCTCGGTTGTCATGTCGTTCCCTCTCACCCTTCGGGGTGTCTAGTTGTCACCGACATACTAGCCACCTGAACGGAGGAACGGCAAAGCCCCGACCGATGAAGGTCGGGGCTCGGTTCCGGTGGCCTCTCGGCGAGCTCAGTACTCGGCGATCGGGCCGTGTTTCGTTCGGGAGTAACAGGCCTCGTGGTAGTTGCCGTATTGGTACTCGCCACCGACGGCGAGGTGGTCAACCCTGACCTCTGCGTCAAGGTAGATCTGCTCGCCGCACTCGTCGCACTCGTAGCCTGCGCACTCGGCGCAAGCCCAACCGTCGACCGTGGCCTCTTCGTCGTCCCGATCTGCCGGAATCCGGTTTACGAAACGACCCAAGCCGAAAGCGGTGGACTCACCGCACCAAATGCACGGATCTTTGACTGTCTTTGTCGTTGCTTCCATAATGACCTCCTTGGTCGTTGTTGATAATGAGATTGTGCCGCGAGGGTGTGGCGCAGTTGCCGACACCCCCGCTTTCGTTCCGATCAGACTGCGTTGGCGATCATGTCCAAGTAGCCCATGAGGACGTCCTCAAGTTCGTACTTGTCTCGCGGGAACGCCTTCTGTGCGTCAGCCTTGAGTGTGTCCGCATACTCGTCCCAGTTGGCCCGATTGCCGACTGAGGGGAAGTACTTGTTTGGCCCGCCGTCGCCGTCGTTCGAGACCTCAAGGATCGCCACGCCGTCTCGGTAGAGCAGTGCGTCCCAGAACGCACCATCGTCGGTCAGGTCGGACTTCAGGATCACGAGGGCGTACTTGCGGACAGGTTCAATGTCGTCCGGCACACAGGTGTGTGTGCCGTCCTTGACGCACCATTGTGGGTACTCGCAAATGGCGACTACTCGCTCCGAGAGTTCGGGTGTGGGGTGGACTAGCTTCGTTGATGTTTTCATGGCGACCTCCTTGGTCATTGTTGGTATATATCTGTAACGATCGTTTACTGCCGAAGTGTGCGGCCCGTTCAGCAGAACTCGCCCGAACCGTTGAGGACGAGCTCGGTGACGGCTACGCCGAAGTAGTCGGCGATCTCCGACTCCTTGAGGTCAGTACCGACTCCGGAGAGATACTCCCACGCCTTATTGGCGACCGCTTTACGTGCGCCCTCCTCGGTGTCGGCCACAGCCATCACTTCGTACTTGGTTTGGATAACTGCTACGAAAACCTTGATTTCATTGGTCTTTTTCATAGTGACCTCCTTGGTCGTGTCTCGGCGTTTCCTTGACATAATCCATCGTACACCTTAGGGGTATGAGAGTCAACTATTGGAGCGTCGAATCTTTTTGGCCGATTGACTTGACTCTGACACACCCCTGTGTCATGATGGTCTCTGTCAAGGAGAAATAAGAAACTTTCAGAACCTGCGCACACTTTGGTAGGAACTGATCGTTCTACTCTCAACAGTAAGAAACGACCAAGGAGGTCATTATGGAAACATCAGTGAAGGTTTACAGGTTCAGGGAAGGCCGCGACGGCTACGGCAACACTTATTGTGTCCTACTGCCGGTCGTTGACTACGGCGACGAGTACGACTTGATTTTCAAGTCACTTGATCAGGCTCGTCAGTGGTGCTTAGACAATGGCCACGGATTCCTAGATCCAGACGAATGACAGGGCCGTCGGCAGAGTCAAGAAACAAATACTTGACTCTGCCACACCCATATGTCATGATGTACTTGTCAACGAAACAGCCCCAAGGAGGCCAACTATGAACACCGAAACCAACCAACCGAATACAGAACACTACGAAGAGATGGAAGACATTATGTCCGACATCTTGGACCGATATATTGTCGACAACCTTGAAGGTATGAGCGAAGCAATCGCCGCGGCCCGACTCTTCATTGACGCCATGCCGGACACATTGGGGGGCAACCTTCACGACAACCTGTGCGACGGCTGGATCGCCAAACTTGACAGCATTGAGGAAGCGATCTAACTCTGTCACACCCCCCTGTCAAGATACAACTGTCAAAGAAACAAGCCCCAAGGAGGCCAACTATGAAAACACAAACCCAATACCAACCACACAACGCAGACGATCTAGACGAGGGCTGGGACGCTGTCGCCGAGTACGCCGAGTACGCCCACCTCGCCGCCTTCGATGGCTGTCACAAGATCTACCTCGCCATGGACGAGGAGCAGGCGAACTGGTTCCGTGCCAACTACAACGGAGTCCACTGCGACGACCGCACCGTTGAGGTGGACACCGAAGACCTCGCCACCGTGGTTCGTGAGTGGTGGGCCGAGTCCTGCGGACTCCGGTTCGTGAACGCAGTGTTCACCAACGTCGCCAACCCAAACGCAGGTTATGTCAGCCTCATCAACCAATGGGCGAACGGGAGCGAGGACGACGACGATGACGACGACGAAGCCACTATGGAGATGTTCTACGACGAGATCGCTGATCGGTTGAACGACAAGGACGAGGTCTGCTGACCGATCCGAATAATCCACGGAATACGACGCACACTTTCGTGCGGCCCGATCGTTATAGACACAACAACTAAGCCCCAAGGAGGCCAACTATGAAGACCAAATACGAAGTCATCGACAAGAACACCACCTACAAGCCGAACGATGCGATCCACACCGAGATCCGCCTCTACGAGTCCGCCGGCGAGCATGGCCCACACCGAGTCAAGGTCACCATTACCAAGAACCACTACGAGCATCAGTCAGATGTGACCGTGTCGGCGTGGAGCGGTTCAGATGGTTGGCTCATGATCGCCAAGCACGACCTCAAGTTCTACGCCGCGTCAAGGGCATGGACGAAGTTCCACGAGAGTAACGAGGATCTATTTGTAATGACGACAGATTCCATGTTTCGGATCGCCGAGAAGTTTCTCGTCGTCTGACTTGACTCTGTCACACCCATCTGTCATAATGAATCTGTCAACGAAATAGCCCCAAGGAGGCAACCATGAGAAAACTCACCAACAACCAAGCAAAAATACTTCTAGGCCGAGGCTTCGACCGCAAGGGCCGCGAATGTTCCGCACGAGTCATCGCCGAGCAGATCGGCATGATGAACACCCTCGCTCTATGTGGTGGCCAGATGTCCGCCATCATGGGCGAACCGGATCCGGACGTCGTCGGTACCTACATCGTCGGTCTAATGATGTTCACTACACCCACCCGTGCCATCGAGGTCATCCTTGACTTTGACGACACCTACAGTGTCCGCACCCTTCGCCTCGTCACCAACGGCAAGAACAAGGGCCAGGTCGTCGTTATGAACGAGATCTCGGATGTCTACTGTTTCCAACTCGCCGAGGTCTGCTTCTCCGCAGAACGCTCCTTCTTGTTCCCTCTTGAGACCGAAGGGTCGGTGTCGGCATGAGTTGGGTCGTGAGTCGGGACGGCAAGGACATCAGTACCCACGAGACGCACGCAGATGCCTTTGGGGCACTCCACCGCCTTCAGCCGCACAGCGTCCACCACGCGACCACCTACGAAGGGTGGAGCATCTACCTCCGGCAGACAACGCCGAAGAAGGCCCGAGCTAGTCGCTGACGATTTGACTTTGTCACACCCCTGTGCCATAATGAATCTGTCAACAAGTTACGACCAAGGAGGTCACTATGAAAACAACTACCAAGCGAGTGTGCCCAGAATGTAAAGGTCATGGCGGCGTGTGGGCCGGCCACGGCGATGCGACGCAGTGCGACGTGTGCGATGGTTGGGGAAGCCTGCCCGTAAATGTCTGCCCCGAATGTGAGCGAGCCTTCAATATGGCCGACGATGTCGACGCCCAGGAATGGCTCTATGGCCACGACTGCGAAGCTTGACAAATAAGTCCGGGAAGTCGCGCACACATTGCGCACACCCGATCGTTCTATAAACAACAGCAACACAATGACCAAGGAGGTCTGCCATGGAAACATCAGCGAAGGTAAAGGTATACAGATTCATCTACAGCCCTGACGGCAGGTGCGCCGAAATGACCAGTGGGTCATGGGCACTACAGGACACGAAGACCGGCGAGCTTCTCACGTACAACACGCTCGGCCCTGTCCGTTTCTTCTCATTGGAGAACGCCCGCGAGTGGTGCTTGGAGCAGGGACACGGGTTCCTCGATCCCGACAACTGATCGGATCCGGTGGCGGGGTCAAGGTAAGACTTGACTCCGTCACACCCATGTAGTACAGTTATTTTTGTCAAGGAAATACAAGCCCCAAGGAGGCCGACTATGAAGATCAACCACGAAACAAGAACACTCACACTAGGCAAGACAAGTTGCCGAAACTGCCGCGAAGGTAGTGTCCCCACCAAGGTGGACTGCCCCAAGTGCCTCGGTACCGGAAACGGCCCACGAGGCGGTCGCAGGACTTGCCGTCCTTGCCACGGTTTCGGAACCAAGTACAACCAGGACGTGCGCGAGGTCTGCCCGACTTGCCACGGCGATTGGGAGTTCGCCGCAGACGAGAACATCTGCACCTACATCAACAACTCCGAATGGGTTGACTTCGTGAACTGGGATGTCCAACGATTCCACGGGATGTCGTACAACATTTGGCAGATGAATATCGGTGTCGGTGCCTCGATCTATACCTGCGTCGACTACGGGCGTGCGATGAAAGACATGAGCGACTCTGAAATCATGGAGGCGGTACTTGAGTCCATTCGGAGCACGCAGGCGATCAACGTCGTGCGTCGGGCCGACATGAAACTCTGCGATCGCGTCGTCATTGCTGTTACCGAAAACGGTTACGCACCGATGCCCGTGTGGGATGGAAGTTGGGTGGCGGCATGAGCACACTTGAAGTCTCGATTGTCAAGAATGTGCGATTCCTTACCGAAGAACATTCGGGCGAGGGACGTTTCCGTGCCGACATGCACACGACATCGTCGGACCGTTGGGTCATCTCGTACGAGTGGTTCTACCAATGGAGCATGGTGGACTCGAAGACCGAGGTCTTCACATCTGCTGAGGAGTGCCTCTCGTGGTTGCGTACCGCACCGTACAAATATCTGTCATCGTTCGCCCTCAGGGCGGCCGATGCGCTCGCTGAGGCATTGCCTTGATCGGTGCGTACATGGTCGTCCATGGCCGAATGACGGACGTCGTCTACTTCGGGCCGTTCGCAACGCTGGAGGAAACCTGGGCGTGGCTAGATGCCCACCCTCGCGTTCAGCGAAGGATCACCCACCTCATCTCGCCGGACACGCCGGCAGAAGAAATGTGGTTCATGCCAAACGCTTGACAAGCACATGGATCACGCATTACACTCAACACATCGCGTCACACGACACGACACACATAATGACCAAGGAGGTCAGCTATGAAACAACCAAGCCAAGCCCGGAAGGGCACAAATACACGAGCACTCCTCGAAGTGATTCGCGACAACTCACTCGGCCTGATCTGGCAGGACAAGGGACTCACGCTTTCGTGGATCGCTGAAGTCGTCTTGACTCAGGCCGGTTTCACCGATGCCGAGATCGCCTCGCTCTTCGGAGGCAAGACCACACCGAAGGTCGCACCAAAGGCCACCAAGCCGGCGAAGAATACCGTGCGCCGAGTCAACAACGGACAGTCCTGGACTAGGGACGAAGACGACTCCATCGTGAAGATGTGGGCACAGGGACTCACCGCGGCGAAAATCGCCAAGGAGCTCAAGCGCACCGACGGTTCAATCAACCTGCGCGTGCATCTGCTCCGCAAGCAACGTGGCGACAAGGTCGTACAGTTGCGCCGGCCCGACACTCGTCTCCGTTTCTCGAAGAAATAACTAGGGCGGGTTGCCGCGGGTACGGGAGGGGCGCTAGACACTCTCCCGTACCAACCTAGGCGCGCCGAAATGCCGAGGCTAAGCACCGTCAACGAAGACAGGGGCCTGCTTCAAGTCGCACCAACACCCGAAACTCACCCGGAAACGATGGGGGGAGGGGGGGTGTAAGACCTTCTACCAAGTACAAAATCTCTTACTCCTACAGAGTTTAGAGATCTCTACCAAATATCTAACTCCTACGGAGAAGAACTATGCTGCCGTTGGCCTCGCCGCGACGGAAGGGATACCTATGTCTGAAAATGAAACACCCAACAACCCCACGACCCCGGAGATCAACGAAGTCTTTGACCTTTGGATAGAACTCCTACGGCCTGGTTCGCACGTAAAGCCGAGGCTCGACACCAAACGCACCACGCTCATCAAGCGGGCCGTCCGGGACTACGGTGCCGAGACATGCAAGGACGCCGTGCGCGGTTGCTCAGTCTCCGAGTTCCACCTAGGGAAGAACCCACGGGGCAAGGTCTACACGGACATCGAGCTAATCCTTCGGGATAGCCGACACATTGAACAGTTCGCTACCGCGTGGCACGAGCATCTTGAATCCGACGGTCAAGCAACGAGTGCGGCCCGCGAAGGCGATGCCTGGTGAACCGTACGGAGCTGGTCAGGCTCGTCGACATCTACCGCGCCGCTTGGCCAACCCGTGACTCTTCGGATCGTCAGGAGGCCGCCGCGATGCGGACCTGGTGGCGTTACCTCCAGGATCTTGATTATGCCGATGTCGTCAAGGAGCTTGACTCCCACGTCGTCCGGGGCGGCTGGCCACCACGGGTCGGTGAACTTCGCCGAGCTGTTGTTCTTAAAGGCGAGAAGTTTGAGACGCCGGCCGAAGCCTGGGCATCGGTCCAGGAACGCTTGCGGGCCGTCGAGACCGGGACGGAATGGAATGAGCTGTCTGTTGAAGCTGCGTCAGCGATGCGCCGAGCCGGCATGGACGGAAGGTCACGCCCGGACGAGAAGTCGTTCAAGGCCGCCTTCGAGGAACTGTGTATTGAACGCGACGAGATGATCCTCGAAGTCGTCGACCCCGAACCATTTGGAGAAGTGCCTAAGTGAGCCTTGACCCAGTATCAGATTTCCTCGCACGGTTATCCGGCGTTCATAAGGCCGGCGCAAAGAACGAATGGGCTGCTAAGTGCCCATGCCGGGCCGATGATAAGAACCCATCGCTCTCGGTCGGTGTCGGTTCGCAAGGTCAGGTTCTTGTTACGTGCCATCGCGGCACACCGTGCGACCTCGACGAGATTTGTAAAGCGGTAGGCATCGAAGCGACCGAGCTATGGCCGGACGACGCTGACCGGGCAACCCCGATCCCGCGCCCAAAGAAGAACACCGACGACAAAACGAAGGGTCACGCATTGACGCAGCCAAAGAAGAAGTCAGGCCCAGGCGAGCTAGTCATGACGTACCCGTACACCGACCCCGACGGCACGCTCGTCATGGAGGTGCTCCGGTACCGGACGGAAGAAGGCGGGAAGACGTTCCGGCAACGGTGCCCCGACGGTAACGGCGGCTGGACATGGTCGACATCGCATCTTGAAGAACGGCCCCTCTATCGGTTACCCGAGGTGATGGCGGCCGTCTCAGCTGGAGAACCGGT